TCTGATGAAAGCCACACGTTAGCGCAAACAGCAGAAATTATGGAGCGAAGCCCAGAAAGGATACGGCAAATACAGAAGAGGGCACTCAGGCTAATGCTCCACCCATCACGGGGATTGCAGAACCTGCGTTAACAATGACAGGTTAAGAAAGGAATAACGCTCTCTCAGCAGCTCGTCGGCGGGTCAGTCCAGCAAGGATTTTGCCGTTAGACTTGTTCCACTTGAGAAACTCATCCGCCGCACCAGTGTATTCGCCGCGATTGTACTTCATCAGCAGGGTGCTGGATTGCAGTGACCCAAGCCCACAATTGTAGCTATAGCTGGTAAGCGCATCCAGATGGCACTGATTATCAGCAGCAGCAGGACATAGTCGTAGTACGCCATCCGTAAAGCGTAATAGGTCTGCCTCAAGAAGCGCATCAATCTCGTCAGCATCCCACACCCGATTGTGTGCTGGTTTAAGTGCATAGGAGGCTCTCTCAGGCGTTTTTAGCCGTGCTTGGTCAGGGTACAGCACATGACCATAGCCTATTGTCCAAAGCGCAGCAGGGCATCTATAAGGGCTGCTGTGACAGCCCTCAAAGCTCTTGATCAACTGGATGCCCGCTTCCGATATTTTCACTTTTTGCTGAATGCTTGTGAAGAAAACCAGAAGGCAATGATTGCGCTAAGTATCGACATCTCATCATCTGAGAACGTCATGTCCATCGCTTCAGCAAATGGAACACCAGTGCTGTAGGCGTACCAGATTCCAGCAACATCAACAACGACCAGCAGGCCGACAAAGATGTACGTCACGATTGGGCGCACACTGGCTCTGAGGTTAATCACCCAGGTGCTGGCCCCTTCTCCGATCTGAGAATCGTGTTTGTACATGGCAAGACGTTCTTGCGTCTGGGTCTGCATTTGAATCTGGTCTGTTCTGATCTCTTCGACGCGAGCTTGTGCAACGAAGCCCTCCTTAGCCATTGCCAGTTCCTGCTCTCGCTGTGCAGCCATCAAAAGTAGCTGGTGACGTTTATCTCCCTTATCTTGGAAATAATCCAAAACCTTCGGCAATCCACCACTAGCGAATCCTAAAAGCGTTGATACTAATGCCATCATAATGTGTTACCTCAGATTTTCAATAAGGCCAGCAACAAGCCAGAGAAGGGCCGCTAATAAAGCAGCTATCGTAGCGACTGCCACAACATTTAGAATAAAGTTTTTGATCTTGCGCCTTCGATTGTGTTCGGCGGTTCTTCGATTACTACTGATCTTCGCACGGTCTCGCATCATCGCCGTGTATTCTTCGACGCCGTATCGGTAGACGATTAGCTCGCGCAGTTCGCGCTCCTGCTGCTCGATCTTCTTTCGGCGCATCAAATTCGCCATTGCCTCTTGTTCAACTGACCCGCTGTACAGGAGTTTTTTAAACAGAGGCGGGTCTTTGGCTTCCTCTTCAGCCGCCTTTACATCTGCAACAGCACCAAACCAGGTACCTAACTGTCCGCCCAAGTCCTCGATCTCACGCCCCATCTCAATGCCACGCTTGATGGCATTGTACGCAGAGGACGCAAGAGCGAAGGCTGAGACAGGATCAATCATTACTCGTTCCCACCGTTGATCTTAGACCACGCCCCAAGCATCAGTATGCCCAAAACAAAGAGAGTCCCTGCGCGAGCAATGGTCTGCCAGATGGTCTTCTTCATGCCACGCCAGTCTGTAATCAGACTACGAAGGTCTCGAACGTCATTACCAGCGTCGTCATCGTGGAGGCCGACTTCTTTGAGGACCGATTTCATTTCTTCTCGGACTATTTGGCGTAGGGCTATCTCGTCGATGTTCATCGGTTACTCCGGTGCTTTGTTAATCGTCGCCGTCGATGTTGCCTTGTCTATCGTTAACACCCCGCGACAACTGATGTTCCAGTCCTCTCCGGTGCGCTCGCTAACTGATGGTACGTTCAAAACAAAGTGCTTGAACAGATACTCTTTCTCAGCCTTCTCGCCTTCAAAGACACGCCAGACGTGATCCATTGTGCCTCGACCAGCCTGACCACGCGATTTGTTGTAGCGTATAAGATACTTCAAATGACTTCTGCCGCACTGGTGCTACACGCCTGTGGCGCGTACTGCACACTCAGGTTGAAATGCACGAACTTCATCGGCTTGTCTGAGCCATGTCTACCAAAAGAATGCGGGAGCCATGCGTTACTAATCAGCATCATACCCGGCTCAGGCAAGAAGTTAATGGTGTTGCTTGCCGGTGTTGCATTGCTCATGTCAGCCTCTGGCAAGTTGATCTGTACCTTGCCGCCTCTTGGGTCGTGGAACATGGCTCTGGAGCAGTTCTCTGGGGTCTCAAGGAAATAAAAGCCTACCAGTTGAAACCCACCACCGTGAACGTGCTGCTCCATCAAACTGTGCTTGTAGTGCTCCTGTGTCCACACCGCGTCTACCATGACATTGAAGTTATTCATGTCGTAGCCTTGGCTCTGCAAGATACTCCAGCCGTTCTGCCCGATATACTGTACGAAGTCTTGCACTCTTGGGTCATTGGCAAAGTTGTCAGTGTTGTGCATCGGGTAAAGCTCATGCACATCATGTGTGAGCTTGCCCAGCATTTCCTCAGAGACTTCGTTGACGGCCTTTAGAAACTCCGGCTTCTTGCTTGCGTAAACAGCAGATGGGAAGTAGTAGTACGCTTCAAACTCAGGCTGCTGTTGTTTCTTTTTAGGCATTGGCTTGTATCCATGCCCACTGCGCGAAATCAAATGTGTACTGGCCTTCGCCTTCAGGTTTTGCTGGGGCTTCTTTCCAGTTGTTGTCTGCACCAGACCAGCGGAATATTTTACCCTCTTCAACCGGACGGGGTGTCGGCGGAACCATTCTCAGTGCGGCCTCATCAAGCACCCACGCCGTGAAGTTGAATGCGTTAGGGATCAATGCCCACGCATCACGGACAGCTTGCTGCTTGGCTGCTTTTTCTTCATCCGGTATGGTGAGAACAGTCCACACATCTGTCCAAACGCCGTCAACCATCTGGTAGGCTGGTTGCTCACTTTCCAATACCTCGTAAACACCAAGGGTCGGACGCTCAACACGCACAAAGGGCTTCCAGTGATCAGGAACGCCGCCAAAGGCTGCTATCAAGTTGTCCTCAAAGGCAGGGTGATTTACTGTCTGCCCGTTTTCAGTTTGTATGTATAGTTTCATTATTCATCAGCCGTTCTAGTTGATGGGAAAGACCGAGCGCAACCGGGCCAGATTATGCGGACTGCGCCCCCGCCAGATGCCGACGATTGAAATGGAGTATTGGTACAAACATAACCACCATACGAAGATGTACCCATAACGCCGCCGTATGCACCGCCAGAGCCACCTTTCATACCTTGAGGGTATGCAGATGCAGTTCCTGTTCCGCCAGATGCGCCACTAGAGCCTCCTCCGCCCGGTGTGCCAGTACTAGAGCCCGCCGTACCATCTGAACCTTGACCATTAAGGCCAACACCACCGGAGCCGCCCATGACTGTTCCATAATTAAACCCCGGGCTACCGCCACCACCGCCAGAACCAGCGATGCCGTTACTGCCAATACCAACACCTGCACCACCATTACCAGAATAACCGCCAGCACCGCCCGGGCCACCTTGGTATGCGCCACTACCAGAAGCTCCATTACCACCGATACCACCACCACAACCAGTATACGATCCACCAGAACCAAAGCCTTGAAGTGTTGTACTTGCTCCGCCACCGCCACCTCTAACTGTACTGGTGTTAACGAAATAACTGTCGCCGCCACTTGTTGGATTACCGCAGAAAGCAGTTGGTGCAGTTCCAGCCGCACCTACAACAACTGTGTAAGAATTACCGGGTGTTACTGTATAGTTATTTTTATAACCTAAGCCACCTCCGCCACCACCACCGGGGCCGCGTCTAAAATAATAGGGGCACTCAAAATATGTTTCGTTGTATTTACTGAACGCTCCACCACCACCCACAGCAACCACAGAAACTTTAGTAACCCCAGAAGGAGCAACCCAAGTGTAAGTACCCGCAGTGGTAAATGCTTCTTGCCCCGGTGGAGCAACAAAAGACCGCTGGTTCATAAACGTAACTTGTTGAGCACCACTCATGTTAAACCACTCCCTGAAATCAACCATATACCACTGGACGACAACCCAGCCACCTTAATCGCCGTAGCAGAACCGTACTGGGCCAGTGTTCGTGAGCCAGTCGTGCCCGCACTGGAGAGGTTCATAACGTCTGAGGTGATTGCAATAGTACACGCAGTTGCAGCCATGTTGATAAAGGTGACCGCTGTACCAATCGGGAATGCTACGGAAGACGCAGCAGGTATAGTGAAGGTACGAGCGTTGTTATCGGATGCTGGGTGGAATATGTGCTTGCCCGCATCAGCAAGAACTAACGTGTAATTGGCCGACTGTGAGTTCTGCGGTACGTTCCTAAAGCCAACTGCGTCTGTACCATCTGCTGTACAACTACTAAGGTTGCCAGAGGCTGGTGTGCCAAGCACAGGAGCCGTCATCACGGGCGCAGTCAGCGTCTTGTTGGTCATCGTCGTCGTGCTAGTCGCCGTTACGATGTTAGTCGGGGTGATAATTCCAGATAGTGTTGCCATGATTTACTCCTTACGGCTTCACGGGCCAGTTGATGGTAGTCGGAAAGCCCGCTTGTTGTGGGAGGTCACGAAGAGCCTGACGGTAGTTCAGCCAGACGACAGGAATCTGAATGCCAAGACTGTCTTGAGCGTTCTGCTCAACGGCTTTTGTTACTACCCAGTCGCACTCAGCCAGCAGCTTGTCACGCGAGTCACGGGCAGACTTGGCAAACTCAGCGTCTTTTGTAGCTTTGTAGGCAGCTTCCTGTTCTGCGGCTGTTGTCTCGCCATCAACGAACACCGGCCCAAGGATGTACTTGGTGTACCACTTGCCATCTGACTGCTGCTCTACACCGTCACGTTGGGAGTATTGATACACAGTCCCGCCGGTTGCTTGTGCGCCCTCAAACACTGCGTCAGAGTCGAAGCGGTCGTATATGTCGGCGGTCATTGCGCTAATAGACTTTGCGTAGGTAGTTGCTACCCACTTGATCCATTCGTGCTCTAGCAGTACCTGCCCTGTTGCTCTGATTCGGATTTGCATAATTACCTCAAGCTATTGCAAGGAATAAATATTGGGCGCTGGTCACGTTCACGTTTGTAGCTGCCACTTGATTCACGATGAACCCGCTGTTGTCGGTGTCCACGCTGTCGTCTGTGGTGACTTCGGCTGCTGTGGTGTTAAGGCTTAGGTGCGGGTCGTTACCTGCAACAATACCCCTTGCTGAGTCCCAGACGTACCAGTCACCCGTTGAGTCGGTGCGCTTAATCATCACGAACCTTGACCCTGCAGTAAAGCCACACGCGATGGTCTGACTTGAGCCGTTGCCCGTGTAAGAGCCTACTTTGCTGACTCCGGCGCAGGTCGCGAAGAGGTAGGCGACAATTCCGTAACCACTGCCATTCATAGAGCCAGAGTTTGTCCGAAACATGCTCGTTGAAGTTGGGGCGGCTGAGAACACACCTACGTTTGCATACGTGTCATTAGGGCATGAATTTGTTAAATTCAAAAACCCGTAATTCATCGTTGTGGAGGCAAAATTAAACAGCACGGGCCAGTTGTTTCCAGCCTG